GACAAATAAAATGGCGACGTTACTAGATGCCTCGCGGCAGTGGGCAACACGTCCACCAGAAGAGCGGTTTACGTCATTACCGGCCATGCGCGCCATGCTCGAACAGGTGCGCGAGTTGTCGCATGCCTCGGTTGTGAGCTCTCGCAGTCTCACGGCCGTACCTGTCAACGATGAGCGCGGATACTCTCGCGGCATTTTGATTCAAGACTCCAACGGCAGGACGGCGGCTCCGTCAAATTGGGCGTTCGGCCAGTTGGCGAGCCTGTCGGGAGCACCGGCTAGTTATCTGCGGACGTTACCGGCTCCGCTTGTTGCCGATTGCCTCAACTATGGTTTGAAGGTTGAGCGAGATGCGGCCGATGTTGGGATGTTGTACACGGGCGAAAACCAAAAAGCCCTCGAAGTCCGCGCGGCCACTGGTGCGCGCTATGGTCGCATCTGGAACTCGGATGTAGTGCGCGCCCTCGAGGATCGGTTCGGGGATGGCGTGACGGGTGACTTTCGAGTGCCGGGAGAATTTGGAAAAGGCCTTGCAGAGGTCACGCGAGACAACACGACGTTGTTCGCGAGCGATCGCGATATGTTCGTGTTCCTTGCCGATGAGCAGAATCGGATCGAGTTACCTAACAGGCGTGACGGCAAAACGGGCGCGCTCGCGCGTGGGTTCTTTGTCACAAATTCGGAAGTCGGCGCGGGTGCTCTGAAAATCAAAACATTCTTGTTCGATTACGTTTGCAAAAATCGGATCGTCTGGGGCGCGCATGAGCTCGAAAGCATTTCGATTCGCCACACTGCCAGTGCTCCGGATCGGTTCATCGAGGAGGCGGCTCCTGCACTGCTTGAATACTCGCGCGCGAGTTCGTCGAACATCACAACAGTGCTGCGATCTGCACAGTCGTCGAAGCTGGATAAGGTCGAGCAGTTTTTGGCGGGTCGGTTCGGGGCTCGTATCGGCGAGCGGATCGCGGCGGTACATCTTGAAGAGGAGGGACGGCCAATCGAATCGGTGTTCGATGCGGTGACTGGTGCGACAGCTTATGCGCGCTCGATCCCGTGGACGGCCGAGCGCGTCCAGTTCGAGGAGACGGCGGGAGCTCTGCTCGATGTAGTTTGACCAGGCATCGAGGCGTTCGAAGAAAAGAGGGGGCGGGGCTGTTGTCTCGCCCCTTCTTTTTGCTATGATCGGCAGCGGGGCGACTTGCCCCTAGAAAGATAGAAAGAGGTTCAAAATGTCGAACATTTTCGAATTGCCCTATTTCCAAGCCGTTTTCGCCGATCCGGATCGTCGGGAGGCACTTGCGCAGCGGATCGCTGATCGGCTCGTTAAGCCGTTGAATACTCTCGGCGGCTACCGTCAATTCCGGCAGCGCATGCAGTGGTTCGCCGGGCTGTGTGAGGCGGCTCGTCGTTGTGATGACGCTAGCCCGTGGTCTCTCGTCTCGCAGGTGGCGAGGCTTACCGCTGATGAGGATGTTTTCTCGCCGTCTCTTGAGTGGCATCTGGCGTCTCTCGATTACGTGGTCAGTGATCGAGAGTCGTCGCGCCTGTTCCATCGTTGGGAGTTCGTCGAGGACGATCGCAGTTATGCGGTCGATCGCCTGTCCGAGTGGGGCTCCTTCTCTGGGTGCGAGTGCTGCGGCGAGTCGTTCCCGATAGGTGATCTCGCGGACGCGTACGGCGGCGAGCTCGTCTGTGAATCATGCCGGGACGACAGCTACACGTGGTCGGAGTATCACGACGCATGGGTGCACTGTGACAGCAGCCGACCCGCTATCGATCAGGACGGTAGCCGCTGCCTGATTCATCAGGACGCGGACGACTTCGAGTATGACGAGGATCGCGAGATGTACATGCACGTCGATTACATCCGAGAGCGTCGAGTTATTCAGGGCTACCACTCTTCGAAGGGTGCGTTCGAGTTTCGAGCGGATGACTGGTGTCGGCAGTTCAATCGATACATGGGCGTCGAGCTCGAAGTCGAGGGTTACAGTCGCGATCCAGAAGAGGCGGCGCGCGCCATCCATCAGTCAGTGAATGGCGGCACATTCGGTCGTCATGTTTTTTTCGAGCGTGACGGCAGTCTGTCGAGCGGGTTCGAGATGATTACCCATCCGCAGAGTCTGCCGGCACATCGAGAGCTCTTTACGTTCTTGCGTGATCCTGCTCTGGTTCGAGGGCTTCGCAGCCATCGAACGACGACGTGCGGCCTCCATGTTCACGTGAGCCGATCCGGTCTCTCGAATCTCACGATCGCGCGCGCGGTCACGTTCGTGAACGATCCGGGGAATGATGCTTTCATTACTGCGATCGCCCGGCGGTATTCCACGTCGTTCTGCAAGGTCGTCGAGAAGGATGTCGAGACTGCGCACCTTTCGGCTGATCGGTATGAGGCGATCAACCTGACCGGACGCGACACGATCGAGTTTCGGATCTTTCGCGGTTCGTTGAAATACGAGGCTGTGATCTCGGCCATCGAGTTCTCCCATGCCATTCTCGAATACTGCGCGCGAGCGGAGACGAGCTCGAGCGCGCTCAATGCTCACGCGTTCTTGGCCTACTGTGCGACTCACCTTGAAGCGGAGACGCGCGTCATGCGCGCCTATGTCGCGGATCGTACGGCGGGTCTCTTTCAACACTCGGAAGCGGCCTAACAGGCCTCGGAGGTTTTCATCATGTGTTTACTAGTTCATCAGCCATCGAGCACCACCTTCTCGGATGAGTTCCTAGCGGACGTCTACTCGGGCAATCGGGACGGCATCGGCGTCATGTATTCAAGCGGCGGTCAGCTTGTTGTCGTGAAGGCTCTGCCGGCCTCGGTCGATCAGTTCATCGCGTTTTATCGTGAGCACATCGAGGGGCGCGAATCTGTGTGGCACGCGCGGATGATGACTCACGGCGACATCGATCTCGAAAATTGTCACCCGTACGGGGTCACGTCTCGCGTTGCGCTCGCACATAACGGGATTCTCTCGACGGGTAATGCGTGGGACAAATCAAAGTCGGACACGTGGCACTTCATCCGAAACGTGATTCGGCCGGCCGTCGAGGCTGACGAGTCGATCGTGCTTGATCCGACGTGGCAATCGTTCGTCGGTAGCCTGATCGGAAGCTCGAACAAGTTCGGGATGATGACAGCGAGCGGGTCGGCGGTGATCATCAATCGCGCGGCCGGTGTCGAGTTCCGTGGTGCGTGGTTGTCGAACACGTATGCGTGGAGCGCGCAGAAGTTCGGAGTCGGCGCGCGCTCGGTGAGCACTCGCTACACGTCGAGCCGCATCTGGTCGGGCTACACGTGGGACGACGACGACATCGAGCCCTATGTCGCGAGCTCACGGTCGCGATCGATGCCGTCGGGCGAGTCGTTGCCTCGTATCACGCGCGCGGCGCGCAATTCGTACATCCGGGGAACACTCACCCAGTGGGTGCTCGATGCTCCGTCGAAGGCTGCTGCGCTCATCAATGCAATCGAGGACGACAACACTGGCGCGAGTGGCGAACTCGCGTGGAATGATCCGGAGCTCGTCGTCGAGACGATTGCGGATTGGTTCGAGGGCGAGGGCATCGAGCCGCCATCGAGCTCGGGCGTCTATCTGCGCGATCCGTGGGTGACTGACTGATCGATCGCGAGCTCATCGAGCGAGAGAGGGCGCCCATGTGGCGCCCTTTCTTTTGGGCGATCGGGTGCTCGTTGTCGAGTTGAGAGTTGACCAGGTATGCCTCGTTGGAGCGAGTTGGTATGTGATCTCAAGCTCGGCCTGGTGATGTGCGATCTCGATCGCGAGCGTCGGTCTCAAGCTCGCCCTTCTGGGCTGGTCTCCGGTCAAGCTTGGCGCGAGGGGGTCGCGCCCTGCTCCGTGGTTCGTGCTGCTTTGTATGTGATCCGGGATCCTCGATCCTCGGGTCGTGATCCGGGAGCCGTGGCGCGCGGATCTCGGATCGGTGATCTGTTGTCGTCGTCGATGGCCGGTGTTCGTGATCCGTGGTGCGCGATCCGTGAGCTGGCGCGCGTCGGCCTCGATGCGCGATCGATCGGCCTCGATCCGTGGCTCGGTGTTCGTGATCCGCGAGCCGTGGCGCGCGGGTCGTGTTCGTTTCTTCTCGTCCTGGTCAGAATTCTTTGAGGGGGGCGGCTCCAAAAAAACGGCCGGCTTGGTAAAGGCAGGGGCAAATGCCCGATTTCATACATCCGATAGTGCTTGAAACTGTTTTGTATCCGTGGAACAATACGTTCCATGAAAACAACTTGTTCCAACTGCTTCCGCATCAACGACCGTCTTCCGCAGCGTTACTGCAAGTCCTGCCATGCAGCGTATATGCGCAAGACGCGCCCCTCCCACTCAGAGCTAGGCCCCGTTGCCAAGCTACGTGCAAACGCCCGTGCATATGCGAATACGTATCTGCGCCGAGGGAAACTCAAGCGCGAGCCGTGTTTCGTGTGCCAATCCACTAGCTCACAGATGCACCACCCTGATTACTCCCGTCCGCTGGAGGTCATGTGGCTTTGTCGTCCGTGCCATATGGAGATGCACCCCCACCCCGGTAGAAAAAAGGGCCCCGGTTGATCAACTTGTCAACTCGTGCAAAAATTTTGCGCATATGAAAAGCAATTTGACCCTATGAGCGCGGTCCCCCAGGAAATCGAAATAGAGCGTGCCAAGCTGGAATACCGGTTCATGCTCCTTGAGACGCAAGACAAGGCCCGTGCTAACTTCATCGACTTCGTGCGCTACGTCTGGCCGTCCGCGATCCTTGGTGAACACCACAAGCGCATGGCTTCTGCGTTCGATCGCATTGCCAATGGGACCTTGAAGCGCCTGATCGTGAACATGCCGCCTCGTCACACGAAGTCCGAGTTCGCCTCGTACCTGCTCCCGGCGTACCTCATGGGCCGTGATCCGCGAACCCAGGCCCTTGAAGCGACCCACACCGCAGAGTTAGCCGTCAAATTCGGCCGTAAGGTGCGTGATCTGATGGACTCGGACCGGTACAAGGAGTTGTTTCCCGAGGTGCAGTTGAAGCAGGACAGTAAGGCGGCTGGCCGGTGGGACACGAACCACGGCGGGAGTTACTTTGCGGTCGGTGTCGGCGGTGCGGTGACGGGACGTGGTGCCGATATTTTGATTATTGACGATCCGCATTCGGAGCAAGACGCCCTGTCGGATCTGGCTTTGGAGAACGCGTGGGACTGGTACCAGGGCGGTCCGCGTACTCGTTTGCAGCCGGGCGGTGCGATTGTGCTCGTGATGACCCGTTGGGGGACCAAGGACCTGACGGCGCGGTTGTTGAAGGCACAGTCCAGTCGCGGGGCGGATCGGTGGGAGGTGATTGAGTTCCCGGCGATCCTGCCAAGTGGCAAGCCCCTGTGGCCGGAGTTCTGGAAACTCGAGGAGTTGGAGGCGGTTAAGGCGTCGTTGTCGGTACAGAAGTGGAACGCCATGTACCAGCAGCAGCCGACGAACGACGAGGGTGCAATCCTCAAGCGTGAGTGGTGGCGCGTGTGGCAGTACGACGAACCGCCGATCGTGAACTACATCATCCAGAGCTATGACACCGCCTACAGCAAAAAGGAAACGGCCGACTTCTCGGTGATCACGACCTGGGGTGTGTTTTACCCGGACCAAGACTCAGGGCCAAACATCATCCTGTTAGACGTCAAGCGTGGGCGGTGGGATTTCCCGGAACTGAAGCGCATTGCCAAGGACGAGTACAAGCATTGGAACCCTGACAACGTGCTGATCGAGGCGAAGGCGACCGGTGTGACGTTGCAGCAGGAGCTTCGAAGGCTTGGCATTCCGGTGACCATGTACACACCGGGTGGACGCAGGTCGGGCACGGATAAGGTCAGTCGCGCGAACGCGGTAGCACCGGTGTTCGAAGCGGGGCTCGTGTGGGCACCGGATACCGATTGGGCGGAAGAGCTTGTCGAAGAGTGTGCGGCGTTTCCGAATGGTGATAACGACGACATGGTGGACTCGACGACGCAGGCGATCATGCGTTTCCGTCAAGGGAACTTCGTGAACTTGCAGACTGACGAAGTAGGAGAGCCGTCAAATCGAGCGCTTGCCCCTGAATACTATTGAAGCCTAGAATGTCAAGGCATACACCCTTCAGGGGGCCTTGATGGCAACGAACTTCCCGTATTCGAGCAGCGACATGCTCGGAGAGTTTTACGATCCTCGATCCGCCGAGTCCCCCGAAACGGCAGCGGAGCTGCTTGCTCAATTGGCGCAGACCCCTGTTCAGCCGGAGGTGTCGACGCCGACGTCGCTAGAAGAACTGCTCGCGGCCCAAGGGCCAACACGGGGGCTTAACGAACCACCGCCCGTGAGCCAAGCGCCAGCATTCACGTTGCCTGAAGGCGTGACGCAAGCGGATCTCGACGCGATTGCCGCGCAGTTCCGTGATGCGGGATACAAGGACCAGCCGGCGATCAACTTCACTGGCGATCCGAACAACCCGTTCTTCGACATGCGCTTGCCGGACGGCAAGGTGAACCCGGTATTTTTCGACCAGAATTTTGACTTCACGAGCATCCCGAACGTCGGCTCTCCGGTGGATCAGATCTGCCCGGCAGGCGAGGTGTTCGATCCGATCCGTGGCATTTGCGTAAACCCTGAGACGACGCGTCCGGCAACGCCAACCTGCCCTCCGGGCAGCACCTACAACTTTGACCAAGGCCGATGCGTACCGACCGGTGAACCGAACCGTGAGTGCCCTCCGGGCATGGAGTTTGACTACGAGCTCGGTCGCTGCGCAAAGCCGAAGGACAAGGACGAGCCGCCTCCGCCGCCACCTCCTCCACCCCCGCCTCCTCCTCCACCGAAGGATTGCCCTGCCGGATACGAGCGTTCGCCGGTTACGGGCGAGTGCGTGCCGATGGGCCCGACAGAGTGTCCGCCGGGTAGCGCGTATAGTTCGATTTCGGGTAAGTGCGAGCCAATTCCTCCTCCGCCTCCACCCCCACCTCCTCCGCCCCCGGCCATGAAAACGTGCTGGGACGGCAGGATCATTCCGGTGACGGCCGAGTGCCCACCTCCTCCGCCGCCACCCCCACCCCCGCCGCCTCCTCCACCGCCCCCACCTCCGCCTCCTCAGACCTGTAAGGAAGGCGAGGTCTACAGCACGGTGCTCGGCCGATGCGTGCCGGTGACGACCCCGCCGACGGACTGCGGACCTGGCTATGAGCGCGACCCGGCAACGGGCAACTGCCGTCCAGTCAGGCTTGACGATTGTCCGGCAGGTTCGGTGCGCAATCGCGTTACGGGCAAGTGCGAACCAGCTGCGCCTCCGCCGCCCCCACCCCCGCCTCCTCCTCCGCCCCCGCCACCTCAGACGTGCCCGGAGGGTCAGGTGTTTAGTACGGTGCTCGGCCGGTGCGTGCCGAGAACCACGACGCCTCCCACTCCTCCGGGTGTGGTGACGCCTGCCCCGTCGTCCTTGATGCAGGCGTATGAGCGCATGTTCGGTGGCGACCGTGGCCGTGTGGATCTGGGCCTGTTCACAGGTACTCCGACTGGCACGACCCAGCCCATCGCGTCTACTCCGGGGTCGGTCACGAACGTGACTCGTCCGACTGGACCGACGCAGGCGTTGCCGGGCGTTCCGGGAACCACGTTCACTCCAGGTCAGCCGCAGTTCTTTGGCAACGTCCCAGGAGCCATGCTCCCCGGCACACTGCCCTTCAGCTACAACCCGATCCAGGCGTACCAAGGCCCGATGGTCGGGCAGATGCTGGCGCGTAACCCGAACCTCTCGCCGACCGTCTTGGGCGGTCCGCAGGCGCTTGGTTACTACACGGATCGCCTTGGCAATCGCATTCTCGCACCGGGTGGTGCGTTGATGAGTTTTGCTAAAGGCGGTGAGGCGCGATCGGATTTGCAGAAGCTCGCCAATGGCGGACCGGCGCTGACTGACGATCAGTCCTTTGAGGGCATGAAGCTCGCTCGTGAACAGCAGAAGGCGTTCACCGACACGTTAGCCGTGCTCGTCCAAAACCCCGGCATGTCGTTCTCGAGAGCGGCGCAGCTCACCGGCTATAAGGGCGCTGCCCAGCCGGATGATCCGGGTTATCAGTACCATCGGGACAAGAGCGCCAACTTTGATTGGGGCGCGGATCTTGCGTACGACCCGAACATCTATGCCAATCAGTTCAAGTGGCAAGAGTACATCGCCGCCAACCCTGACTTAGCGGCGGCCGGTATCGACACTCCGTGGGAAGCGGCAACGCACTACTCAAACTACGGCAAAAACGAGAACCGACCCGGCGTGGGCTTTTTGAACTCGGGCGTGGTTGTTCGTCCGGGCGGATATGTGGATTACTCTGGCATGCCGAAACCACCGGATCCTGAAGTGGTCTACGATCAGCTACAGGAATCCCGAGCAGCCCAGGGATACACGCCGCCTCCGGCAGCTCCTGCTGCTCCGTCTCGCCCCACCGCGACGTCCATGCCGCAAGCGAGCTTTACCGCTCAAGCGGCTCCGGCCTCCCAGCCGAGCATCGCTCCGACGGAGAGTCTGTACCGCACGCGCACGCAGGACATCCCGGTGTTCGCGAGCCCTGCTTCGACGTTCCGTATTGGCGACACGTTACAGTCCTCCGCCCCGTACACCGGGCTCGGTGGCAGCACGTACCAGTCGTACATGGACATGTTGCGTCCGCAGCAGCGCACGCAGGGTCAGAATCCGTACGTCCCGATGGTGCAGCCGTTGATGTTTTCCGAGGGCGGCGAAGCGGACAAGGACGACTCTGCCAAGGCGGAGCTTGAGCGGTTGCTCGCGAGCATGCCGGCGCAAGAGACGACGGAAGTGCGTGTGTCGCCGAACGCCCGTAGCGTGAAGCGCACCACTACGAAGTCTGCTGCGACCGATCGCGGTAAGGCGATGAGCATGAGCCTTGAGTCGTTAGCCGCTGGCAAAGGATCAGGGTCCACGGACCAAGGGTCAGCCAGTGAGCAGCTTGCTGCGTTGATGGAAGAGTTCAAGGGACGTAAGGAAGACGTGAGCAATCTCACTCGCAAGAACCTGACTCGCTCGACGCTCGATCGTGCTGGCCCGTTAGTCGCGCGTCGGTTTGCCGATGGCGGCGAGGCGTCGCGTTACTACGGTGGCTTTACGCCAGATAGCGTCAAAGGCCCTAGCCAAATGCAAAGAACGCTAAGTATCGGCGGCAAGCCGCCGCCACCGGGATACTTCACCACTCCAGATATGCTGGACGTATTGAAGCGGCTGTATGGAACGGCAAAGGATAATCCGGACAATCTGCCCGATGCGTATCAAGACGCTGTTATACAGTCGCAGCTCATGGCCAAGGGCCCTCGTCCGGGTCTGCTTGCTCCGAGTGGCAACTCGCGTCCGACGTTGGATTCCGTCGCTGCGATGGAGTTGGGCAATCGTTATCAGAGCTATCTGAATAACATGACCAACATGCCAAAGGGGGGTGGCATGGTCCGTGATGAACGGCTCGGGGATCAAAGTCTGAACATGGACGTGCCTGGCTTTGCCAAAGGCGGAGAGTCGGTTGCTCCTGGTATAGCAATGGCACTTCAGCAGTTTTTAGAGCGAGCTCCCGCGCAGGTTCGTACGTATGCTGAGTCCGTCCGTGATCCTAGGAAACAGCGCGCACCGTTGACCGAAGGAAGTTTCTCTGCGCAAGAACTTGCGAAGCTGCGTGAGCTGATCGCGATCGCGGAGAGCAATCCTGCGTTGAGCGAGAAGACGGGTAAGCCGCTGCCGGGAGTCGTGGACTACGCGCATCACCGCGAGCAGATCCGTCGCCGCAATCCGAAGACGGGAATGCCGCTGGCGATGTTGGACTCGGACTTCAACGTCGGTGAGTCTGGCAATCTGCGTAACACGCTTGGGCAGTTTGTGTACGAGCGGTTGCCCGATGGCACGTTGGTCGTGAAGGATCGATACGACTACACTGGCGATGTCGCGGAGACATTCAACCCGTTCGTCAAGTACGCCAACTACAAGGGAGTGGATCGCCCGGTTAACATCACGTTGCCTCCTGAAACTAAAAGGAAGAAGTGATGGCCAAGGATCTGAGCAGGATCGTCCCGAGACCGGCGAGCGGTAAGCCGCAGCCGGCTGATCCTAATGCGGGAACGTGGCGCGATCCGCGTCAGTATGATCCGGAGTTCTTGTCACAGATCGGTGGCGAGGCCATCGTCGATGTGTACGAAGGGCTCGCGCAGATGCCCGAGCAGGTCTACAAAGTATTTCGCGGCTTCATGGAGCGTCAGCGCCAGAAGAGCCCGGAAGGGTTGCGTGGTACGGCTGATCCTTATGACACTGCTGCGTACGATGCGGCAGTGCTGGCACTCGAAGGTGCGGCGAAGGAGCCGGTAAAGACCGCAAAGAGTGCGGCAAAGGCCTTGGCCGAGTACGGCAAAGAAGCCGTCTCGAGTCCCGCTGGCATGACGAAATTTTTGGCGGAGAACCTCACACCGCTTCCGCGTGTACCGAGCACAGGTCCTGTCTCGCAGATCGTTCGGCCGAAAGGCGAAGGCATTGTGCTCGATGCGCCGCAGGCGCCCCCTGTTCCGTTTACGGTTACAGGAACTGGCGCAAGTGCCACCACCACCGGCCGTGTACCTAAAGGCTATGTCCCACGCGCTATTTTAAGAGCCCAGGAACGACTGGGTAAGAAACATTCCACGCTGCCCGATGCCAACCTATCGGCTATCAATAACTTTTTACAGACAAAAGTCCGTAACTACTACACCAGACAATTTGGTACGCAGGACGATCCGATCTACAAAGCTATTCGTGAAGGCAAGCTGACTAGCGAAGAACTTGGGGGGCCAGGCGGCATACGCAAATACCTTGCGGACGTTGCAAAGGAAGGGAAGACTCGCGTAAACCCAGAGACGGGGGAATCGCGTTTTTATCCAAGCCCAAACGCCCAGGAAGCCATACAAGACATCAACGCCATCTATGACGAGATGACGGGCATGCGAGGTACGGTACTTGCGCAAGAGACGATCGGAGATCCCGAATACGGTAACCTACTTTCGGATCAAGCCAAGACTGAACTTCAAAGATTAAAGGACGCTACCAAGGATCGATTACTTGGTGAGCGTCTTCGACCCGAAGAAATAAACCCACGAATCGATTACGTGGGATATAGAAATCCCGCTTTTGTTAAACCAGGAAGTTCTCCAACGGAACCCATCCTAAGCAGTCAGTTTAACACGTCAGATGACATGAGAGCGCTCCTCCTGTCAAACCCCAGGCTCTTGCCAAAAGAGCTTCGCACCGCTATCGAAAAGAAGCAGCCGATTTATGACTTAAACCCCCAAGGAGCGCTTAAGAAAGTCCTTGATGAAGAGTCTTTGGTTGACTACCTGGCCACGCTTCCTGTCAACCAGATCAATAACATGCGTTACGAAGACGCTATTCGTGGTTCTGTAAAACTACAGGCTCTACGAAAAGAACGAAAGGCGTTAGTGTCCCGGATTCGCGATAACAAACCTGTTGATGGCAAGCCGTTCCTTGAGGGGGTCAGCGCGCCGTTAGTTTCCTATCCAGAAGGAAGTCCTCTTCAAGGCTACACGTGGCGAAGGCTTGAAAAGCCGGACGCGACGGAACTGGAGGGAGCGTATCTTAAGCATTCTGTAGGGGGCTATGCCGATGACGGAAACTACCCTTCAGAGGACAAAAAGGCCTTTCGCGCAGGAACTATCAAGGTCTATTCGTTACGGGATCCAAGAGGTCTTCCTGTCACGACCGTAGAGGTAAAAGAAATTCCCGGTCTGGGATCAGCAGTCACGCAGGTCAAGGGTGTTGGGCGTGCTACGGGCAACGCATTGCTTAGTAGCCTAGACGATAAAGAGCTGGCGCTATCTACTAATTACGTAGACCCAGCATTGGTTGACTTGTTCAAAAAACTCGACGTGGCGGCGATTCAGGAAAGTGATTACCACCTCCCGCCAAGAGCATTGGCATACAAAGAAGCCGCCAGGACTAAGCCGGTATCTAGCCTTCGCGCCGGAATAGGTGCTCCTCAGCCCATCGGCAGGCCTGAGCCTCCAGCAGTGCAGCAGGGCATCGGCCAACTGCCGCAGGCTCCGCAGGACATACCCGGCGTCGAAAACCTTGCGCAAGGAATGAACAATCAGCAGTTAATGGAATTTGTTCGTCGGCTGTTCCGCGACCAAGATTAACTTGAGTTGTCTTAACAACTCCGATCAACTAGGATACCAACATGCCAATTGATAAAGCTATTAACCAAGCCCCTGCCACGGACATCATCGTGGTAGCGGACGAGGAAGCGGCTGCCCCGGACATTGAGATCGTTCTTGAGGACGATGGCAGCGCGGTTATCGAGATTGGCGAGGCCGAAGCGCAGGAAGTGGACTTCTATGCGAACCTGGCCGAGGTCCTTGAGCCGGAAGCCTTGGCCCGTATTTCGATCGACGTGGCCTCGATGTTCGAGGCCGACAAGGGATCGCGCTCGGATTGGGAGCAGATGTACGCCAAGGGGCTGGATCTGCTGGGCTTGCGCATGGAAGAGCGCACGAAACCTTTCCGTGGTGCCTCGGGTGCGACGCATCCGATGCTGCAAGAGGCGATCATTCAGTTCCAGGCACAGGCTTTCCGTGAGCTAATGCCGGCTGGCGGCCCTGTCCGCACTCAAATTCTGGGCAAAGAGACCGTGGACAAGTTCCAGCAGGCCTCGCGCGTGCAGGATTTCATGAATTATCAGATCACCACGGTGATGGAAGAGTACACACCGGAGTTCGATCAGCTCCTGTACTACACCGGATACGGTGGTTCGACGTTCAAGAAGGTCTATTACGACGCTCAGTTGGGCCGAATGGTGTCCAAACTGTGCTTGGCCGACGACATTTACATCCCGTACAACGGGTCGAGTGTCATTTCGCAGTGCCCGCGCCTTACCCATCGCATTGCGATGGACTCCAACGAGTTCCGCAAGCGTGTTTTGGCTGGCGAATACCTTGATGTGCCGGTGGATTTGGAGCCGACGCCTGTTGATCCGAGCCAAATTCAGGCTGCGATTGACAAAGTGGTCGGTGTTCAGCCGACAGACAGCGCTGGCGAAGTGTTTTTGTTGGAAATGTTGGTCGATTTGGACATTCCGGGCTTTGAAGACCTGGACGAGAATGGCAATCCGACCAAAATTAAGCTCCCGTACGTCGTTACGCTGGCCGATGACACGCTTCGTGTTGTTGGTGTGCGCCGAAACTGGAAGGAAGACGATCCGCTCAAGCGTCGTCGCAACTATTACGTGCACTACGTGCTCGTGGAAGGTCCCGGCGCGTACGGTTTGGGCTTTGTGCACTTGGTCGGCAGCCTTTCGAAGTCTGCAACGACCGCACTTCGTCAATTAATTGACGCCGGCACGCTCGCAAACCTGCCTGCTGGTTTCAAAGCCCGTGGCGCGCGAATCGCGGACGATTCTGATCCGATCCAGCCGGGCGAATGGCGTGACATTGACGCCGGTGGCGCGGAACTTTCGTCGTCACTCTTGCCGCTGCCGTACAAAGAGCCGAGTCAGGTGCTGTTTGCGCTGCTTGGGTTCTTGGTTGATGCCGGCAAGCGCCTCTCCAGCACTGCGGACATGCAGGTTGGCGATGGCAATCAGTACGCGCAGGTTGGAACGACGCTGGCATTGCTCGAACGTGGCTCGATGGTCATGTCGGCAATCCACAAGCGACTGCACTACGCGCAGTCGATGGAGTTCCGACTGCTGTTTGAAGGCTTTGGCGAGTATCTGCCGGATGAGTACCCGTACGAAGTGCCGGGTGCGAGCCGAAAGATCAAGCGCGCCGACTTTAACAAGATGGTGTCGGTGCTTCCGGTCGCCGACCCCAACATTTTCAGCACCGCGCAGCGTATTCAGCTCGCGCAAATGCAGTTGCAGCTCGCTCAAGGCGCGCCGCAAATGCACAACATGTACGAAGCGTATTACCGCGTGTACGCGGCGCTCAACGTACGTGATATCGACGGCATCCTGTTGCCGCAGCACACGCAGATGCCGCGCGATCCTGCGACCGAGAACGCTTCGGTGCTAAACGGCATGCAGTTGAAGGCGTTTGCTGGTCAGCAGCACGATGCGCACATTGCAACGCACTTGATGATGGGCCTCTCGCCGATTCTTCAAGGCAATCCGATGGCCGCGATGGTGCTACAGCAGCACGTTCTCGAACACGTGCGCTTGAAGGCCGAGGAAGACGTCGAGGCCGATCTATTCAAGCTGTACGGAACGGATCCGGATCGCATGGTGTCAGCTATCCAGAAGGAAGGCATGGTCGCCATCAAAGTCGCGCAGTACATGCAAGAAGTTCGCACGATGCAGGACCAGATTGCTGGCACCGCAGGCGGTGGCGAAGACCCGTTGGTCGCGCTCAAGGAGAAGGAGATCGAGCAGCGCGCTGCTGCCGATCAGGCGAAGATCCGACTCAACGAACAAAAGTTGCAACTCGAGCAGCAGAAGCTGCAACAGTCAACGCAGATCGATCGAGAACGCCTGCAATTGCAGGCATCACGGCAAGGAGGTTGATATGCCGCTCAAACGTGGCTCAAGCCAAAAGACGATTAGCTCCAACATCGGTGAGATGGTCGGTTCCTTCAAAAAGAAGGGCAAGATCGGCACCAGCAAGCCTGGCAGCGTGAAGGAAGCGACCAAGCAAGCCGCAGCCATTGCGTATGCGAAGGCCGGTAAGTCGCGAAAGATGGGCAAAGGCGGCGTCATGGGCGCTGTGAAGACCGTCAAGAAGAAGGACGGTAATCGTCCAGTTAAGATTTACTAAGTTGAAGCGCCTCAGAGGGTGCGCACTACCCTCTGCTTTTCATGGAACCCCACCATGCTTGAATTTGCAGAAGCAGTACTGAGAGAAATCAGAAAGCTCCGTGAGAGCTCTGAGAGCATCGTCCTTAACGGCAGCATTGCCGACATGGAGCGTTATCGCTTCATGATGGGTCGTCTCGAAGGGTTAAAGCTGGTTGAGGATTCCGTAAAAGAGTTGCTGAAGAAGCATTCGGATGACCGGTTTTAACCTGACAGGAGACTTATGAGCACGAAAGTCAAAGAGCTGACCGCTTTGGAAAAGAAGTGGCAGGAAGAGGAAGCCACCAGAGTTCCGACTCTGGAAGATGCGTACACCAGTGAAGGCCTGAAGCCGGAGAAGTTGGACGAGTCCGTGTTGGACCGCATTCCAACACCGACCGGTTGGCGTATCGCCATTCTCCCGTACCGTGGTGCGGACAAGACCAAAGGCGGTATCGCGCTTGCCGAGGAAACTCAGCGTAAGCAGCAGGTCAGCACGGTGTGCGGCTACGTCCTGAAGGTAGGTCCGCTTGCTTACAACGACGAGTCAAAGTTTCCCACCGGCCCGTGGTGTGCGGTCGGTGATTGGATCATCTTTGGCCGTTACGCCGGCGCGCGCATTCCTATCGACGGTGGCGAGATCCGCCTGATCAACGACGACGAGGTGCTCGGCAAGGTTGCCGATCCCGAAGACGTCCTTCACATGTGGTAACGGAGAGATCCTATGAACGAACAGCTAGAATTTAACGTGGGCGAGGACGAAGTTCCTGCCACCGTGGAGGTGGCTGAGACAGGCGAGGCAAAGGTCGTTCCAGAAACTTCTGAGCCGACCAAAGCCGAGTCTGCCGCCCCTGAGAAAGAGCTTGACCAGTACAGCGATAACGTCAAGAAGCGTATCGACAAGCTGACCGCGCGCTTGCGCGAGACGCAGCGCCGTGAGCAGGCAGCCTTGGAATATGCCAAGCAAGTACAGGCCCGTGCGCAGCAGCTTGAGCAGCAGTACATCAAGAGCGACGAAGAGCGTTTGACGGAGGCCAAGGGCCGCGTTGAGACGCAGGCTGTGGCACTCAAGCAAATTATCCGCAAGGCCCGTGAAGAGGGCGACGTGGATACGGAGACCGAGGCCCAACAGCGCCTGGCTTCGCTCACGTACGAGCAGAACCAGATCGACATGGCCAACCAGCAGCGAGCAGCGTGGGCCGCGCAGCAACAGGCTGCCGCTCAACAACAAGCCGCCCAGCCTGCGCAGCAACAGCAGCCCAGGCAGGTCGATCCTCGTGTGGAGGACTGGGCCGAGCGGAACAAGTGGTATGGGCGGGACACCGTCATGACCCACGCCGCTTGGGGAATTCATCGTCAGTTGATCCAAGCTGAGGGATTTGACCCCAGCTCTGACGAGTACTATGATGAACTTGACAAACGTATAAGAGACGCGTTTCCCCAGAAGTTTGGGGATAACGGCTCTGGTACGCAGAGCAGAAACCGTAACGTGCAGACGGTTGCGCCTGCCTCACGATCCTCTGGGATCAATAATTCTGCACGCCGCACTGTCAAGTTGACCCCTAGTCAAGTGGCAATTGCTAAAAAGCTGGGCGTTCCCCTTGAGGAATACGCCAAGTACGTGAAGGAGTAAGGAACTATGAGCGACGTTAAAACCCTTAATCGCACTTCCCGAGAAGCTGATGCTCGTGGAAAGTCTGCGCGACGTAAGCCATGGGCTCCGCCTTCTCGCTTGGATGCGCCTCCGGCCCCTGTAGGTTACAAGCACCGCTGGATCCGAGCTTCGGCAGGTGGGGTAGAAGATCGTACGAACATCGCAGGTCGTCTCCGTGAGGGGTACGAGCTGGTTCGTGCGGACGAGTACCCTGACTTCCCGGTTCCAACGTCGGACGATGGTCGACATGCTGGCGTGATCAGCGTGGGAGGCCTTCTTCTTGCTCGTATCCCTGAAGAAACGGTCGAAGAGCGCAATGCGCATTACCGAGGCAAGGCGAGCGACCAAATGCAGGCTGCTGATAACGAGCTCATGAAAAGCAATGCTCATTCGAGCATGGTCATTGAGCGACCGAATCGCAGATCCCGTGTTTCATTCGGCGGTTCCAAAGGAACCAGTGAATAACTTTTTCAGAGGATTAATCAAATGGCAAACGTAGATAAAGCCTTTGGTTTCCGTCCTCTCGGCAATCTGTCTGCGACTGGAGCCCAGAAGCAGTACGGTTACGAGATTGCGGACAATCAATCAGGTGCGATTTTCCAGGGCGACCTGGTGACGATCGTTAACGGTTATGTCGTTAAGTTCCTCCCGGCCACGCATGCTGCGGCGCTGGGTGTGTTCAACGGCTGCTTCTATGTCGACCCGACCACGGGCAAGCCGACTTGGAAGAACTACTATCCGGGCAGCGTCAACATCACCTCCGGCAAGATCGTTGCCGACGTGCTTGACGACCCGAGTCAGTTGTTCATTGTCCAGGCCGACGAGGACATCGAGCAGGCCGATATCGGCAAGAACGCTGACGTCGTTGGAACGGGCGGCAGCACCACCACGGGTGTGTCGACGATGGAACTGGATTCGTCCACCATCGCTGACACGGCGGCACTCAACCTTAAGATCGTTGGCCTCTGGAATGTTCCGGGCAACGCGCTTGGGGATTTTGCCGTGGTCGTTGTGAAAATCAACGAGCACCTGTACGGCAGCACCGGCGTCAAGGCCGTAACCTGATTTATAGGGGCATAAAAAATGGCTATTTCACGTGCACAATTAGTCAAGGAACTCGAGCCGGGATTGAATGCCTTGTTCGGCCTTGAGTACAAGAACTACGAGAACGAGCACGCCGAGATCTACTCGGTGGAGACCTCGGATCGTGCGTTCGAAGAAGAGGTCATGGAGTCGGGCTTCGGTGAAGCTCCGGTGAAGACGGAAGGCGCTGGCGTTGCATACGACCAGGCGCAGGAAGTCTACACCTCGCGCTACACCCACGAGACCGTCGCTCTGGCGTTTTCGCTTACCGAGGAAGCCGTCGAGGACAACCTCTACGACAAGCTCTCGGCGCGTTACACCAGGGCGCTGGCTCGTTCGATGGCTCAGACGAAGCAGATCAAGGCTGCCAGCGTGCTCAACGGCGCGTTCGACACCTCGATCGGCGGCGACGGAAAGCCGCTGTGTGCGCTCGATCACCCGACCCTCTCGGGTCCGGATCTGAAGAACGAGCTCACCACGGCTGCTGACCTGAGCGAGACCTCGCTTGAGCAGGCTTTGATTGACATCGCTGCGTTCATCGACGAGCGCGGCCTGAAGATCGCTGTTCAGGGCTTGAAACTCATCATCCCGAAGGAACTCATGTTTACGGCTGACCGTATCCTCAAGTCGACGCTGCGCGTTGGCACTGCGGATAACGACATCAACGCCGTGAAGAACATGGGCATGGTGCCGCAGGGCTACACCGTGAACCACTTCTTGACCGACCCGGACGCTTGGTTCATCAAGACCGACGCTCCGAACGGCATGAAGATGTTCCAGCGTGTTGCCATCAAGACTGGTTTCGAGGGCGACTTCGATACCGGCAACGTGCGGTACAAGGCTCGCGAGCGCTACAGCTTCGGCTTCAGCGACCCGCGTGGCATCTTCGGATCGCCCGGCGCTGCTTAATCGCAGACGGAGAAGGGGGCCGCAAGGCCCCCTTTCTCTATGCACGTTATTCACGTATAGTCAAATTTCCGGGGATAACCCGGTGCGTCTGACAGCCTCCCCGGCTGACGACATGCAGACAGCCGCACCGAACTCGCATGTGAGGACAATTCAATGGCCCTTAGTACCTTCAGTGGTCCGGTTCAATCCCTAAACGGTTTTGTCACTGGCACCGACTCTTCGCCCGTGGTGGCCACCACCGCCGGCAACATCTCCAGCTCTTACGCTACTTCAACTGCTACGACCGGCGACGTCCGCCTTAGCTACAGTCGCCTCACCGTTGCCAGCACCGGCTCGGGCGAGACTGGCCGTTGGCTGACCCGCGTCACGGCTGCTAACGCTGCCACTGGCGGCACCGTCAACGGTGGCCACATTTCCCTTTCGATCAACGGTTCGGGCACGGTCTCGGGCGCGGGTAACGCGCTGCGTGTGACGATCGGCGGTTCTTCGACGAACCCCGGCGGCACGTTGGCCGCGCTCCAACTCGACAGTGACTTCGCCTCGGGCGGCACTTGGACGAACGCTTCGTACATCCGCTGCACCAACAGCGGTACTGGCACGATCGCGACCTTTGCTGTGCTTCCGAACGCGATGGTTGGCGTCAAGACGGCGGCGGCGGTTAGCCACGTCATTCCGATCAAGAACGCCTCGGGTACTCAGTACTACTTGATGGTGTCTGACACGCTTTAATGGACATCACCAAGGAGTTTCTGCTCGCCGAAATCGCTAAGATGGAAGAGCAACGCAATCACGCTCACGAGGTTGCAATTGCTTGCCAGGCTTCGATCGACACGATGCAGTCTCTGATCCAAAGGTTGGATGCCCCAGAACCGGAGACACCAACATTCTCTGATCTGGGGCTTCCTGACCCCATCCCAAGAGAGGAAGCAGGGCTATGAGTTTTGCAAGTGACGTCAAAGCCAAAACCGTGGTCGCCACTGGCGATGCGGTAAATGGCCGTACGCGTGTTCAAGGCGTGTATTTCACCAATTCTGGGACCGCCTCTGGATTCACCCTCAAGACCGGCGGGGCCAGCGGCACCACCATTCTTGACATTAAGACTCCGGCAGCCGCCGGGGCCTATGACCTCATCATTCCTGATGACGGTATTTTGGCTACCAACGGCGTTTACGTGACTATCGCAGATGCGGAAGTCAAAAGCGTCACGGTGCTATACGTGGGCGGAGCGCCAGCCTAATGCCTGGCTGCATGGGCGTTGCCATGCGGGGCGGCGGTGCCGTCCGCAAAGGCATGGGCATTAAAACTTCGGTTAAGAGCGGTAATTTCCGCCCGACGAAGCAAGGTGCCGGCATGACCAAAAAAGGTGTTGCCGCCTATCGCAGAGCGAACCCCGGAAGCAAGCTTCAGACGGCCGTGACGGAATCCAATCCGGGTCCTGCTCGGGCAAAGCGACGTAAGTCGTTTTGTGCACGTTCCGCCGGTCAGATGAAGATGTACCCAGAAGCGGCCAAGGATCCAAACAGTCGGATCCGACAGGCCCGTCGGCGATGGAAGTGTTAGTCGATGGAAATCATGATCTGGAACATCATCCTGTCAGCGATAGTGACCGGGATGGGATTCATGCTAAAGGGTAAGTTTGATGAACTGGCTCGGCTGAACATATTGCTCAACCGGACCCGTGAGGAGATTGCGAGAGATCACATCACTCGCAGAGAAGTGGACGATAGGATCGAGAAGTTTGTCGCACATGTCGACCAGCGGTTCAATCGTCTTGAAGCTAAACTGGACGAAATTCGTACTACGAGGGATTAACAATGCCTGGCAAACTCAAGATGGTCATGAAAGGCGGTAAGAAGGTTCCTTCTTTCGCTGCTGATGGCCTTGGTAAGATGAAAAAGGGCGGCATGGCCGATAAAAAAGGCCGTGCCATGAAGAGCAAGAGCAAGGACGCGCGCGGTCGCGCGATGCGAGGGTACTAACATGGCCGGACGTGGAATGGGCGCAGCCGTTCGCGGTGGTGGCGCTGTTGGAAAAGGTCCCAAGAACCACATGGTGTCGGAGCCCAGCATGAAGACCGGTAAGGTCGTCATGGCTGCCAAGGGCGGTGCTATGAATCAGCACAAAAAGATGGCCATGGGCATGATGGGCGGTGGCATGGCTACCGGCTACAAGAAGGGCGGTATGGCCAAGAAGAAGGTCAAAAAGATGCGCTACGGCGGGTCTTGCGGCTAATCGATGGCTACTTCTGGCACAACAGACTTCAACCTGTCGATTGACGACTTGGTTGAAGAAGCATTTGAGCGTTGCGGCATGCGGCCGACGAGCGGTTATCAGCTCAACTCCGCACGTCGCTCGCTCAATTTGCTGTTTCTGGACTGGGCCAATCGCGGCTTGAATCTTTGGACCATTGAGCAGGCTACTTATACCCTGACTCAGGGTGTCAATGAGATTACGCTTCCGTCGGATACCGTTAACGTCTTGGAGGCGATCATTCGCCAAAACAGCCAAGGCATTAACAGCGACGTGTACATCGAGCGTATCAGCCGCGAAGACTATTTGAACGTACCGGATAAGACTTCGGAAGCGCGTCCAGCACAGTTTTATGTGCAACGCGCCAATCCGACCAAAGTCTTTTTCTATCCGGCGGCGGATCAGACGTACACCTTTGTGTACTACAAGATTCGTCGAATCCAAGATGCCGGCGTGTACACGAACGAGGCGGACATCAACTTCCGCTTCCTGCCGTGCTTGGCTTCTGGGTTGGCGTATCAACTTTCGTTGAAGTTTGCCCCAGATCGCACAGCAGCCCTCAAGGCGATTTACGAAGAAGACTTTAACCGTGCGGCCATGGAGGATCGGGACACTGCGAGTGTGCAGTTCATCCCGGACATGGGGGTCTAAATGGCCTACGCAACTGGCAAGTTTTCATACGG